CGCCTAAATCGTAATCGGTTCGGTAGATCAGATTTGCGAAGGTGTTTACCTTTGAACCGAACGAAAGCGTTTCCGCGTACTGCTCCAATTCCTCCGCGCCTCGGGCGGCAAGAAGCGCTAAATACTCCGGATCGGTTAGCGTTACTTTTTCGCCGCCTTCCTCTTCATATTCCTGCACTATATCGGTGGCGTTTATGAATACCTCTTCGCGCGTCAATCCTGCTGCCGATCCGCCCACTTCGGCAACCTTGCGCGCAACGCCTTCTTTCTCTTCGCCTCCGACGAACGCCGTTGTTTTTAGGTTTTCAATGCTGTTCGTGTATTCCTGTTCCACGATGTTGTCGAATTCCTGCGAAAAGATACAAGGTGCATTCCCTGCGGTATTGCCCGCTGTAAGATCGCGCCCTTTATAGACGGAAAAGACGTGCGCGCCTGTCCTCGCGTCCGTCCGCATTCGTATTCCCAGCTTTGCCGCCTTCGCCGCCGTTTCCGCCGCAAGCTGTGCGTTCGTGTACTGCTCCGAAGTGTAGTCAATCGTTCCGCTTCCCGTGTCGCTGTCGTCGGTGGCGATTGAAACGTCCGGAATTTTCCGCGCGCTGTCGGTCGGGCTTGTTACGTTTTCCCGTACAATGCGGTAAAGAATGCTTTGCGTTGTGTCCTTTGTGATGATCTGCTTCTTGATAATCCGCTTTCCGATCCAAGCGATAAGGAATTTCCCTTGAACCTCGATTTCCTCCAGCCCCTGCGAATTCTTCGTGATATGAACGTATCGGATTTGCGCCGCTTCATCGTCGCCGCGCTTCATAATGATATTGTTTTTCACAAGCATTCGGGAATGCTCTTCGGTGAAAGGAACAAGAAGTTTGAATTCTCCGCACGTCCAATAACGCCGCGTCCAGATCAGCGAAGCGATCTTTTCGACAATCCCTTGAAGTACCATATCGGAAGAATAAACGTATAATTCCATACCGCTACACCCCCAAATACAAGTTATTGTGATAAATAGATACTTCGAGATTTTCCGCGTTCGTGTCCGCCGAATATCGGAAAAGATTATCACCCACGGCAAGCTGTAAGTATGAGCTATCAACGTCCAAATAGCGGAAAGCGTCGCTTTCAACGCCGCCGCTTAACAGTTTCACGGATTTTTCGCCGTACCCCGTCGATACGGTCAGCACGTCGCCCGCTTCAAGCGAAATATTCGCTTTTATGAACTCCTGCGTATTGACGTTCAAAAGCTGTGGATTTGTCAGCGCACCCAGCGCGCGAAACTCGATCCGGATACCGCTTTTCACGTCGCCGGAATTGAATACGTTTACGATCAGCGAAGGCTGGCGGTAGCCGATTTCCCAATCCGGCGTTATCTCCAGCCCGTCCGGAACGGGGAATTCAAAGCCGCCGATCCACGTTGCTATATCCTCCCGCGTTTCCGCCTGTTCGCGCCAAAACGGATTAAGGCACGAAAGCTGGATTGTGAATTGCTCGAAAATCGTTCCGCGCTTGAAAATAGGCGCGTTGTTGATCGTGCAACCGATAACCCGCTTGAAGTCGCCCAATTCATAAGTAAGCGTCGCGGAATACTGCGGATTTAGTATCCTGTTCAAATTACGTCGCAAGTCCTGTATTGCGATTTTGTCCCGCTCCTTGATATGTCCTACGATGTCAATATCTCGGCTTTCAATGCGGTATCCTAAATAGGTATCGCCGTCCTGCCCCATACTATTTGTTGAATAAATAGCGTTCTGAACGTCGGACAATCCGGAAACGTCCTTGAAGTTTACGTGATAAGAAGAAGCAGGGGAAAAGACAATGCTTTCCCCCCGCTCGTTTGTGTAGGTCAATTTCTCTTGTATTTTCATTAGGTCATTACCTCCCGCGCGATCATTCTAAACTGCCGCGCCGCCTCGCGCTGTTGCTGGGCGTAGGAAGTTTCGTTTGCGTAGATGTTTTGCACCACCTCGAAACGTGTTTCCGGTCTGCCGCCTCTGCGCGGGCGCGGATTATCGTTATCGGGAACGGCGTTGTCCGTTGCCTTGCGGATTGATTTTTCAACGCCTCGCATTTCTCGCCCGAAGCCTTCGCCGATCCCCTGCGCCATATACGCGCCGATACCCGCAAAGACTTTCGACGGGGAAGCGATCTGCATTTCATCTTCAACCGCCGCGACAATTTCGCGCATCATCGAACGCACGCGGCTTTCAAGCCAACCGGACATATTTTGAAAGCCTTGCCAAATACCGCGCACCATATCTTCGCCCGCCGCCGTGAATTCCGATACGAAGGAACGAAGCGCCGTCAAAACAGGCTGTACGATCTGCGCCACCTTGCTTGTGATCTGCGGGATACCCTGCACCATTCCGGAAGCGATATTCTTATCAATCGTAACGCCCGCTTCAATAAACTTCTGATTTTGCGCGTTGAAGGCGGTAATAATGCTTTGCGTGATCTGCGGTATCTTCGCGGTAATCTGCGGGATTGCGGTTATCATACCGGAAGAAATATGCCTGTCGAAGTCCTGTCCCGCTTGATTTAGTCTTTGTGCCTGTGCGGTCAGCCCGCTTATAACCCGCTCGACAATCGCGTTTACGGCTCCGGAAAGCCCTTCGATATTTGCTATGATACCGTCGTTCACCGCGCGCACCGCTTCGGCGGCTGTAAGCTGTCCCGCTCCGCCCATTGCGGCGGTCATATCAGCCGAAACGCCGTCCATACTTTCCCCGAAGCCTACGCCTACACCTTCGCCCATATTCGTACCGATTTCGGCGAATACGGTAGAAGGGGAATGAATGCCGAAAAAGCCTTTAATCCCGTCCACAAGGGAAGAAGCCCAGCCCGTTACCTTATCCCAAAGCCACGAAGCCGCGCTTGAAATGCCTTCCCATAAACCGTGAAGAAGGTTCGCGCCTGCGTTCACCATTTCACCGACAAGGGAACCGAACGCCGATACGATCCCGCTAACAATTTGCGGAACCGCTTTGACAATTTCAACAATGATTGTCGGCAAATTCTGAATGAGCGCCACGAAAAGCTGAACGCCCGCTTGAATAATCTGCGGGATATTCTGCACAAGCGCGTTTACAATCCCGCTGATAATCTGCGGGATTGCCTGTACGATCGTCGTTATAATCTGCGGAAGCGCCTGTATCAGCGCCACAAGAAGGTCAATACCCGCTTGAATGATAAGCGGTATATTTTCAAGAAGCGCCGTAATGATCCCGTTTATAATCTCCGGAATAGCCGCCACAATCGTTGCTATGATTTCCGGAAGGGCGGTAATAAGGGAAGTCAAAAGGTCGATACCCGCTTGAATGATCTGCGGGATCGCCGAAAGCAACCCGTCAATAAGGCTTGTAATCAGCGTAGGAAGCGCCGCTACAAGAACGGGGATCGCGTTTATGATACCCTGTGCCAGCCCTGTAACAAGCTGTAACGCGGCATCTATCAGCAACGGGATATTGTCGATCAGCACTTGCACAATATCGGTTACAAGCTGAACCATCGAAGGAACAAGCGTCGGCAAGGCTTGCGCTATTCCCGTCGCAATATTTGCGATCATCTGAAAGGCAAAGTTTATGAAGGTCGGTAACATTTCGGTTAGCTTTTGGATCGCAAACGTTACCATTCCCAGCAATCCGTCCGTAAACTGTTGCGCCGCGCCTTCTGCACCCGTAAGCGCACCCACCAAGCCGTTTCCGATAAGCTCGACGAACGGCGTAATCTGTTGCAGAAGATCCGCCGCAAGCTGTTTCAGCTTTGTAACGATCGGTTCTGCGATCGCTCCCAATTCCGCCATTGCGCTATTAAGGGAAGCCGTCGCCTTCTGTGCGTCGATAATATCGCCGTTTACCTCTCTGTATTTTTTCGCCGCGTCGGAATATAGCCCGTTCAGCGTTTCCGTAATCAGCGCTTGCCGTTCTTGCTCTGTACTGCACTTATCAAGGCTGGCTTGAAATTCATCTTCCGAAACGCCCGCCCAATTCAAAGCATCTGCAAGCCCTCCCGTAATCGCGCCCGTTTTCGCGGTTTCGTTTGCGGCTTCGGTTAAGTTTTCAATAGGCAAGCTGTCGCCGAAGGTCGCATATACGCCCGTTGCTATATCCGTCCACGTCGCAAGCTCTTTTTCGTTGTTCGTAAGTTTCGCAAGGTGGGCGGCGGCTTCGGTCGCCTGTCCGTCGTCGCCTAAAATGCCGTATAACTCCGTATAGGTGTTCTTTGCATCTTCTGCCGAATGTCCCGCCGTTGTGAAGCCCGTTTCCAGCTTGCCCATATTTTCGCGGGCTTCGCGCGTACTTTCGGCAAGCCCCAAGAATGCACCCGCCGCCGCTCCGATTGCCGCACCCATTGCGGCAACCCCTGCGCCGATCGCTTTTCCCACTTTGCCTACGGTTTCGCCGACGCTCTCCCAATCAATCTTTGACTTTTTCAGTTTTTCGGAAGTGTCGTCGATTTCCTTTTGAATTTTTACCATATCGGCTTTTGTGTTGTTCAAAGCCGTTTGCATTTTCTGATATGCGGGATTTGTAGGTTCGATCCCGCCGTCGCGCATTTTCTTCAAGGCATCTTCTGCGGCTTTCGCCTTTTTTGCCTGTTCTTCAAGCGATTTTTTTAGAATATCCTGTTTCCGTGTCAGCGCGTCGATGCTTTCCGCATTGTCGCCGAATTCAGCCGTCGCCAGCTTCATTTCCGAACCGATTTCGCGAAGGGAAGTGTTGATACCCTTACAGGCGGAACGGTATTCTTTTTCGCCTTCAAGAATAATTTGCGATTTGATTTGTTCTTCCTTCGCCATTTACAACCCTCCTAATATGTCGTCAATATCGGCTTCCGGCTCTTCCGGCTTGAAGCGATCCGGATTGAATTGTTTGTGTATCCTAAAAAGCGTTAAAAATTTTTTT